ATCGGCAAGGGAGACGCCTCGCTGGTTGAAGATGCTCATCTACGGAAACTACGGCACTGGTAAGACTACACTTGCAGCTACTGCACAAGATGTAGCGGATATGCAAGATGTACTCTTCATCGATGCCGAAGCTGGTGGGATGAGCCTGGCGGAGCGACCTGACATTGACTCCATCACGATCACTAATTACGCTCAGTTTGCACGAGTTTTCGAGTATCTGCGACTTCATGTGCGTGCTCGCGACAATAACGATCTCGAGACTCTCGCCCGCTTGGAAAGTGTTTATAAGGAGGTGGAGGTTAAGCCCAAAGACGTCAAGAAGTATCGTACTGTAGTGATCGACTCCATCACCGAGGTACACAAGTACTGTATGTATCAAGTCCTCGGTATGGAAGTCGGTGACTACGCACTCGACTTGGAACCGGCCGCAGCAGAGTGGAAAGATTGGGGCAAAGGTGCGGAGATGATCCGCTTGCTTGTTCGATCTTTCCGCAATCTTCCCATGCACGTCATCGTCGTCGCATCGGAAAATACTACGGAGGATGAAGCAAAGAGGCAGCTGAAGTCGCCTGGACTTTCGGGTAAGCTCTCGAAAGAAATCCAAGGCCTGCTTGATGTGGTCGGATATCTATACGCCGCACCCACTGAAACAGGTCTCAGACGTCGACTGTTCCTCGAACCTGGCAAAACCTTTGATGCTAAAAGCCGAGCACAGTGGATCAAAGTACCTTACATCGATGAACCAACAATGTCCCTCATCATGAGTGGAGGAGAATAACAGTGACTGCACGTACCAAGAAGAAGGTTGCTGACGAAGTCGAAGAGTTTCTCGACGACGACGCTGAAGACACTGACGATCTTCTTTCTCCTGACACTGTCGCAGAGCGGCGTACAACCGTTGACGACGAATTTGATGAAGATTCGTTGATCATCGATTTCGATCAGGTTGATGAGTCTGCGGCATCCTTCGCTCCCCTGCCGGCAGGCACTTACGAGTGCTTCATCGAGCAGTTCGAGCTCAGGAGGTCACAGGCCGGCAACCCAATGATCGCGGCTCGTTATAAGATCACCGAAGGTGAATACGAGAACAGGCTGCTCTTCGATCACTTCGTTCTTAACAACGGGGTGGGTCAGGCTCGCCTCAAGAAGACGCTGATGGCTCTTGGCCTTCTCCAGCCCGGCAGCTTCAACATCAAGCAGTTCGTCGAAAGCGGCGAAGCGATTGGTGTTAGGTGCCGCGTGAAGGTTGCGATTACCTTCAATAAGGATCGTGGCGAGAGACAGAACCAAGTCCGCGAAGTAATGCCGTCCGCTGAAGACGATCCCTTCTTCAGCTAAACCCTCTCAGTAGCTTTTTGATAGGGGGGTCCATTTTGTACCCCAACTTGCAAAGCCCCCCTATCAAAAAGTTATAATAAATTGTGAGAAGAGTAATGAGCCAGCGTGTTCGTTCAGTCGTCCTACATAGCGGAGGCCTCGCCTCTGCAACTCTCGTTGCAATGGCGGATAAGGTGTACGGCCGAGACGAATTCGCGGTCGTCACTTATCGAAATCTGACCGATAAACGTTTAGAAGCTTCCCTTGCATTAACCAAGTATTACAACGTACAGCATACAATCCAACGCCTTCCTTACAAGCACCTCGAATCTAAGCGCGCGCGTGACCTCAGCATGATCATCGAAACTTGTGACATGGCGCTGCAAGAATATCCTAACGTTCGATCGATCGTGACAGGCTCACACATCAAGGCAGGTTTAAAGCCTGAATACGCTCGCTTTGAACTTTGGCAAAACGTCATCAGCGACCTCTTCAATGACAGAATTACTCTACAAGTTCCTTTCATCAACAATAAAGAAGTGGACATTGTAGAGCATGCCGTCAAATATGAAGTTCCCTTAGACCTTGCCAGAAATTGTGAATCCAACTACACCGAACGTTTCTGTGGCGAATGTCGTTCATGTCGAATTCGAATCAATGCCTTTAAAGAAGCTGGCTACATGGATTATGAATACGAAGGCTTGGTCGATTTTGGCCTCTCTCCGCAAGAACAGAAGGAGTACGAACGGTTCCTAACTGAAGAAGAATAATCGACAACTAAACTAGCGTCTGATACTTGAGGAGTGCGTTGATGATAGAGAATCGTTTCATCCCTAGTAAGGTCAAGGGTAAGGCTCTCGTTCTTCTGAGCGGCGGCCTCGACAGCACGACGTGCGCTGCGCTGGCCGTTCTTTCGCATGGGAAGGAGAACGTATTCGCGCTGTCCCTATATTACGGGCAAAAGCATAAGATCGAGCTTGAGTGCGCGAAGCGGGTGTCCAACTTTCTAGATATAAAGCATGAGGTATTACAGCTCCCTCCTATATTTGGAGGCGCAGGATCGACTTTAGTCGAAGGAGGTCCGAAAAATCCCGAGCGGTCGTATCAGCAAATTTCAGATGAGGGAGGGATTTCGCCGACATATGTACCATTCAGAAACGGAAACCTCCTATCAGCTGCGACGGCTCTGGCGCTTGCTAAAGAGTGTGATTACATTTACTACGGCGCGCATGCGGAAGACGCGCGTAATTGGGCTTACCCTGACTGTACTCCTGAGTTTAATGGCGCTATGGCTAATGCTATTTATATTGGCAGTTACCATCGTGTGCGTCTTGTCACTCCCCTACAATACATGGAAAAGCATGAGGTGGTTCGTAGGGCGCTTGAGATCTTCGCGCCTCTAAATCTTACCTACTCATGTTATAATGGAGGAGATCGCCACTGCGGTAAGTGCCCTACATGCATTGGACGCATCCATGCTTTTGCACGGAACGGCGTGAAGGATAGAGTGCCTTACGTTATTAACATTGCCTGGGAAGAGTTGTGGAGGCGTTATGGTATCGAAGTCCCCTACACCTAATACAGCATCACGTATTGCGGGTATAATTTACCTCAAGACACCCATCATCGCTTTTGCCAATAATCGGCATGTGCAATACTTCCAAGTTTATTCTGATTATTGGGTGGCTGGTACGAGTCTAAAGGGCTGGAACGCAATGAGGGAGGGACAAACATACCCACACTTTAGCATGGATCCAGAAAACGTAGTAGCTTTCCAACGAGGGCCTCTTATGGAAGATATGATCGAGGGGACGTTTCAGGCAGACATATGAGAGACTTAATTACTTGCACTAAGATCTATAGGGACATTCCCTTTGCACATCGTCAGCATAATCATGATGGTCATTGTGCATGGCTTCATGGCCATAACTGGGAGATTGAAATTGAATTTCAGTCTCACAGTTTGGACATAAATGGCTTTGTGATCGACTTCGGAAAACTGAAGTTCATCAAACGTTGGATTGACGAGAATTTGGATCACGCACTTCTGCTCAACGAATCGGACCCTGAAAGAGGGTACCTCGAATCAGTACTCATACACAATGGCATGCCATTCGCTAAGATCGTTGTAGTTCCAGATGGATCTGCTGAAGGCCTCGCCCAGTATTTCTGGGCTACTTTTGACGCAATGGTGCGCCAAGAAACGGAAGATCGTGTTTGGATCCGGCGCGTGACCGTACGGGAAGATAGCAAGAACTCCGCAACTTACATGCCTGGTCGAGGAGAGCTTTAATGGGTGAAGGGAAAGATCTTAAGGTAGTAGAAACTGATGCTCCTTCGAAGCCTGTAAAGAAGAAGAAGACAGAGCGTGTCTTGGATTGGGGTGAAGCTGAAGAACACCTTCATGAGGTAGAACAACGTTACCTTGATGTAATGGGACTTCCTGGAGTCAACGTTAGCTTCTTCTTCCTGCATGTGCTTACCCGCATCAGAGGTCGTTGGAATGCTGGCGTGCGTGATGAGGAGCTCTTTGACGAAATCATGGCACTCGAATGACTCAATCCGGATTAGGTAAAGGCCAGCATAAGTTTCCGATCATCGAGATCTTTGGACCTACAGTGCAAGGAGAAGGCCTCTTAATCGGGAGGCCTACCCACTTCATCAGGTTTGGTGGATGCGACTATCGTTGTACTTGGTGTGATAGTCTTCACGCGGTTATTCCGGCGGAGGTAAGGCGCAACTCTGTCAAGATGAATACCGAAGAAATCATCCACGAGCTGAAGAATCGCAATCAGGCTCAGTACGTCACATTAAGTGGCGGCAACCCAGCTCTGCAGCCGATGGCGCCTCTTCTCAAGCGATTGAAGGAGGAAGGATATAAGACGGTCATTGAGACGCAAGGTACTATCCTTCCTAATTGGATCCATGATGTGGATATCGTTGTGGTTTCACCAAAGCCTCCTAGCTCAGGCATGGTTACTGATTGGGACAAACTTAGAAACTATGCACGACTACCACATTCGCACCTTAAGGTCGTAGTCTTTAATGAGCCGGACTACGAATATGCTCGTAACGTTCGATCGATGTTTCCCGACAAGATGATGTTTGTCTCAGTTGGTAATAACGTCGGACTCGATAGCACAGATGAGCTACTCGACAGACTTCGTTGGTTGACTGAAAAGGTACTTGCCGATCCCGTCATGCAAGATGTGATCCCTCTTCCTCAACTTCATGTCCTCATTTGGGGCAACGCAAAGGGTGTGTGATGCCAGGTAAGGTTCAGCAAGCACAAGAAGGTATTCGTCAACTCCTCGATCTCATCGGTGAGGATCGTCATCGAGAGGGGCTTAAGGAGACCCCCGCTCGGGTAGTTAGAGCTTGGATGGAGATGACTTCAGGGTATATAATTGATCCTCTGGAGCTTCTCCGTAAGAGCTTTGTACTTGATGATCGTAATGATGACCCGATGTTCGGATCGTACGGCGAGATGATCATAAGCAAGGACATCCCGTTCGTTTCGAACTGCGAACACCATATGATGCCTTTTATTGGTCACGCGCATGTGGGATATATCCCTAATGCAGAAGGCCGTGTTGTGGGGCTCAGTAAGATCGCTCGTGTAGTAGATGCCTATGCTAGGCGTCTTCAAATCCAGGAAAGGATGACGCAGCAGATCGCCGATGCCATTCAGCAAGCGCTCAACCCTCTTGGTGTGATGGTTGTCGTCGAGGCAACCCACACCTGCCAGGCTTATAGGGGAATCAAGAAGGAAGGATCGATGGTTACAAGTGCCCTCTATGGGGTATTCAGAGATAACACTAACCAGGCTAGAAGTGAATTCTTGGAGTTGATTGGCCGATGATCTACAAGGTTGCTACTTCAGCAGATGAGGCGGGCCTAATGGATTTCGAATCCTTCCAACAGTATACTGGTGAGACGATTACCTACCCTACGGATACAGAAGAAGCAAGCATCAATTATTGTGTCCTAGGATTGACTGGCGAGGCGGGTGAGATCTCAGAGAAGTGGAAGAAAGTCATTCGCGACAACGAAGGAATACTTACTCCAGAAATTCGTGAAGCAATGGCACTCGAAGTTGGTGATGTCCTCTGGTATGCCGCCCGACTTGCCGCACATCTTGGGTACTCCCTCAAAGATATTGCTCACCGCAATGTGCAGAAACTCGAGAGTCGAAAGCAAAGGAATGTACTGCGCGGTAGCGGCGACAATCGATAGCCCAAGTTGAAAGTTACAAAGCGTGTAAGTTATAATAAATAAGTCGGAGGATAACATGTTCGTTGTCTTCACGGGACCTGATCTTGCCGGCAAAAGCACTACAATCGAGAAGATCTGGGAACGTTTCAACCCTGATGTGCGTTATAAAGGCACACGCCCTAAAGATTCACGAGAAGCTGAAGATACACTCTGGCGGGTACTGGTTGATCACATCCGAACTGGTAATAGCTACATCTGTGATCGGTTCAACTTCCCCGATGAAATAATCTATGCTAGGGTTTTTGGACCTCAACCAGCTCTGCGACTTGAGGATCAAGAAGCTGGAATCCAAAGACTAATGATGGAGATTGGTGCCTTCTTTGTATACATGACTGCTGACATAGATGTCCTCATTCAGCGCTATAAAGATCGTGGCGATACTCATGTGAATGAGGACATGATCATCAAAGCACATCAAAACTATGAGGACTTCTTCCACAGCACTCAGTTACCTTACATCAGGATTGACACTACTTGGGCTGTTCCTAACCAGGCATATGAACAAGCTTGGTACAGAATCAAGATACACGAAGCCTCTGGAAAGATGCGGCAGAGGGGTGTGATCGTCTGATGGATGTTGCAATCATCTACCCTAATGACTTGATTGGAAAATGGCCTAACTTAACACGCATGCATTTGTTTGTCCCTAAGCAATTTGAAGGTGGTGATACGCCTAGCAGAATTAGGCATCTGAAGTCAAGAGGACATTACATCATCCTTGATAACGGTGCCTATGAGGGCGAACTTCTGGATCTGAAGAGCCTTCTGGAACTTGCGAAGAGTGTTAATGCTAACGAAATAGTACTTCCCGATGTATTCCAAGATGCTAACAAGACTGTGCAAAGTTACAAGCAGATTCTCGTAACGAAAGAACTTCCGGATAACTGTAAATATATGTTAGTCCCGCAAGGTAAGAACCTTGCAGAATGGTTCACTTGCTTTGAGCAGATCAACAACATATGGGATAAGAGCAAGTACGAATGGGTGCTTGGTATCCCTAAGTGGTTAGCCAAGGACGATCCAGGAGTTCGTGCTGAGATCCTTACAGTACTTGGCTACCGAGGATTTAAGCAGCCCATTCATCTACTCGGATGTAATGGGATGCCCGAGATTCGCAAGATTGTAGATGTGTTAAAACGTCGAGTCGCTAAGGTAAGAAGTATCGATACCTCATACCCAATCAAGCTAGCGCAAGCAGGCAAAAAACTAACCTACAGCAGCAACGAGAAGGTTGTTTGGGACTCTAAAGAATACCTCAAGTCAACATTTGTAGCTAATCAAATGCCTTTGATTGCATACAACGTACTTGAATTCATTAACATTATTAGAGAGGAAATACAGTGAACATGTTTTGTGAGTTCTGTCCTAATAAGGATGGACCTTGCATTCGTCCTAACGCACCTACTAAGAAGGGAGGCTTGGCCATTGTGGCTGAGTCTCCCGGTCATCAAGAAGTACGTAAAGGTCAACTGTTTGTGGGTCCTGCGGGCCAAGTGTTACGTAAGACACTCACATCCGTAGGACTTCGAAGCTTTGACGATGTCTATTTAACCTCTGCTCTGCTCTGCCTCCCTGAAGGCGGCGGCAAGACGCCCCGCAGGGCCGTTGAGTCGTGCGCCGTTCGTTTGAGGGAAGAGCTTAGGCAGGCAGAACCTGATATCATCCTCGCACTGGGGAATACCTCTCTACATGCAATTACAGGTGATTTCAACTTGAAGATCACTCGTGAGCAAGGTAGAGTGTTCAAGACAGAATATGGAATAATGATCCCCGCCATCCATCCAGCGATGGTGTTGAGATCTCCTGGAACCTATAAAGGCTTCCGTAATGCTCTATCATATGTGATCAAGTTAGCTAATGGCCATAAGCCCAAAAATCCGGGCGAGAGTAAGTATAGTGTTATTGATTCCGCAGAGAAGGGCGTTCGTGTAGTGCAGAGCTTCATGCGGATGAAAGATCATGTCTTCGCAGTTGACATTGAAACAACGGGTTTCAACAGACATAAGGATAAAATTATTTGCTTGGGTATAGCCTGGGCAAAAAACAAAACAGTCATATTCCCTCGCGAGTACATCAACCTGTTAATCAACTTATTCGAACAGACCGATAAGACGTTCGTTTGGCATAACGGAAAGTTCGACTCGGAGTTTCTCCATCATGCAGGTATCGAAGCCCGTGTAGATCAAGACACGATGCTTATGCACTATACCCTCAATGAGATTAAAGGTACTCATGACCTCGAACAGTTAGCCACATCAGAGCTTGGTGCAGCACCTTATGAACACAAGCTCAAGCCTTATCTCGGTAAAGGAAAGAATTACAGTCACATCCCCCGCAAAGTTCTCTATGAGTACTTAGCTAAGGACTGTGATTATACGAGGCAACTATATTTCGTCTTCAAGGATAAGATTGATTCCTTGAACGACACGAAGAACGTGTACAATAAGATCTTAATGCCTGCCTCTCGATTCCTCCAGAAGGTAGAAAGGTATGGCATCCAAGTTGACAAGACGCAGATTCGTTTACTCCGTTCAGACTTAGAAGCCAGAAGTGAAGAACTGCGACAGAAGATAGCAAAGGGTGTTAAGCCTGTTTGGGATCCTGTTGCATATGCTCTTGACATGAAGGTTA